AAACACCGGGGAGAAGAAGACATCTTCTACCCGCCTAGAGATAAAGAAAAATACAAATTAATAGCTGAACAAGCAAAAGTTTATTGCTTTGGAGAAAATGGTAAAAATCCATGTCCAGTACTAAAAGATTGTTTGTGGGATGCGGTTAACCGTGATGAACCACATGGAATCTGGGGCGGATTGAGTCACAGAGAAAGAAATGCTTTAATACGCAAGTGGAAAAAAACATTCGCTAAGAAGATGACACTTAAAGAGTACATTTTCAGTAAGGACTAAAATGGCAACAGAACTGAAGAAGTTCTTAGATGCAAAGAAAACGACAACACGCTTATTGGGCGATGTTGAACGGCACCTTATGCGCCGTCCGCTGGATGACCGTCGTCAAGATGTTCTCCACCCGTCAGAAATTATCAAACCTGACTGGTGTCACCGTTATTCATATTACCTGTTAACGGGTGGGGAAGCGAAAAGAGACAAACCAAACTTAAGATTGCAAAACATTTTTGATGAAGGCCACTACATCCATGCTAAATGGCAATCTCGTTTCCACGAGATGGATGTTCTTTACGGAAAGTTTCAATGCCAACACTGCGGAACCTCAGTCACAGGAGTTTCTCCTAAGTGGTGTTTAAATTGTGAAGACCGTCGCATGGAGTATAAAGAAGTTACCTTAGTTGATGAGACTTTACGCATTGCGGGCCACACCGACGGTTGGATTAAAGGCATTGGCGAAGATTGCCTTATTGAAATTAAATCAATTGGAGCAGGAACTTTACGTTTTGAAGCTCCAGAAATCTTAGCTGATGCAGGTGGTGACATTGCTAAAGCCTTTAACAACATTCGTCGCCCATTCCGTTCTCACCTTCTTCAAGGTCAGATGTATTTAGAGTTAGCTCACCGCATGTTTGGTGAAAAAGCCCCTAAAGAAATCGTGTTCTTGTATGAGAACAAAGCTGACCAAGCCACAAAAGAATTTACAGTTAAAGCTGACTATGAGATTGTAGAACGCATCTTCTTTAAGGCTGAAAAACTGATGAAAGCAATTGCAGATAAGCAAATGCCTGAATGCAACGTTAATTCTGAAGGCTGTAAACAGTGCGACAACCTTGTTGATTTAGGGAGCTGGGATGCTTAATCTTGGGCCGGTATCTTCTTTAGCCGTAAAGAAGATGGCTGAACAAAACATCAATATGTGGCCTGACCAGTCAGACCAACCTAAGATGCCAAAAGACATTTCAATATTAGATAGCGACGAATTAAGCGCTCTGTTTACTGAGCTCACAGCTTGGTCTAATTTTGTAGCTGGTCAGTTAGCTGCAGCTCAAGTAGATGAGCATGTACTAAACAAAAAGAAAGATTCTTTAGAGGCTAGGTTGTTTCTTGATAAAGACAATGCAAAAGTTAAGGGTGAAAGGGTCACCCTTATTAAGGCACAGGTAGCTGCTGATTCCCGTGTGGAAGATTTGGAAAATCAGTTGACCCACGCTTATGCTTATCGCAAGATGGTTGAGGTTGTAGCCAACAACTTTGAGAGGGACGTAGCGCTAGTTTCAAGAGAAATTACGCGCCGAACAAACGATATACGTATGTCACGGAAGGACAGACTAAGCACATGAGAAAAGTACTATTTTTACTTGTAACAGTTCTTGGGGCCACAGTTACCCCCGCACAAGCAGCACCAGAACCTTCAATTGTTATTATTGATTCAGGAATGAACACAGCTTTGTTTAAGAACGTGGTAGCTGAATACTGTGTGGTAGAGATGTTTACTTGCCCAAATGGGAAGACAACTATGGAAGGAACAGGAGCAGCAAATATTCCTGTATCTACAAATGCCACCCTTACCCATGGAACAGAGATGGCATCAGTTATTGCCCAAGTAAATCCAACTGCAAACATCGTTCCTATTAGAATTGTAGGAATTGCCCCCAATGGTTACCCAGGGCTATACAGTAACAATGCTGTGAAGTCAGCATTGGATTGGGTGTTGTTAAATGCTATTAAATACAACATTCGTATTGTTAATATTTCGCAAGGTAAAATTTTTGCTAATTGTGGTGTTCCAGATGGGATGTCTGCAGATATTACCCAACTAAAAATGTTGGGTGTAACCGTAGTAGCAGCAACCGGTAACGACTCCAACAGAACCGCAATGATGAGTCCAGCTTGTTTGCCTAACGTAGTATCTGTTGGAGCAACAGACAATCCAGACTCAGGTACTTCCGGAAAAACGTGGAGCCCTACAGCCACCCCGTACATTGCTAGATATAGCAATGGAACCGCACAGACTACTTACTACACCAACGCACGGTTTAAAGTACTACAACCTAATGGAACAACAAAGTTCATGGTCGGCACCTCTAACTCAGCAGCAGCAATGTCTGCATGGTTATTAACGCATCCAACACCTGACACAACTTCTGCAAAAAATGAATGGCTAACAGGAAGGTACGTATTGATTCCATGATTATTGGACTAACAGGCTATGCACGTTCAGGCAAAGATGAAGTTGCAAAGATTTTAGTTGAAAATTATGGGTATAAAAGAGTTGCATTTGCTGACAAAATTAGAGAGTTTCTTTATGAAACTAACCCACAAGTAGGTGGCAATCGTTTACAGCATCTTGTGTCTACCTATGGCTGGGATGTTGCAAAGTCACAGCCTGAGGTACGCCACCTTCTTCAATCAATCGGTGTTGGTGCTCGTAAAATATTTGGTGAAGATTTTTGGGTGGACCAAGCCATAGTTCCGATGTTAGAACAAGAAAAAGTTGTTGTAACAGATGTTAGATTTACAAATGAAGCAAACATTATAAAAAAATTTAAAGGTCAAATATGGAGAATTAACAGACCAGGAGTAGAAGCGGTAAACGCTCATATTTCTGAAACTCAATTAGATGAGTATGAACCAGACATTACTTTACGCAACGAGGGAACACTTGAAGAACTAAGATGGTTAGTTCAAACAAGAATGGGTTCCCTCACACATGGCAAGTAAACTAATAGATGGTGGTTTAGGTAAAACAGGCAATGTAGCTATCGGCATTGACCAATCATTAACTGGGTTTGCATTAACGGTTTTATCTTTAGATGACCCAACTAAACATTTAACTTGGGTATACAAATCCCCTTATTTTGGTATTGAACGCCTTGTAGATATTCGTCAATGGTTAACTGACACTCTTAACTACATTGAGATGGAAATTGAAATGAACATCGTAGACATTGCAATGGAGGGAACTGTTCTTGCAAGCCAAGCAGCATTAGTTATGGGAGAGTTATCTGCCACAGTGCGATTGGCAATCTATGACTTATTTGATGAAGAAGGTGACCATAGGCGTTACCCACTCAAAGTGCCCCCAATGACGTTAAAAAAGTATGCAGCAGGTAAGGGCAATGCCAAAAAACAAGAGATGTTGTTACAAATCTACAAACGCTGGGGGGTAGAGTTTAATGACGATAACGCGGCTGATTCCTATGCTCTGGCACGCCTTGTAGGAAAATTTTCAATTAACGAGGTGGAAAAGGCAGTAGTCGTTCAAATGTCAGACCCCAAATACAGAGACGCATCAAGGTTTTAAACGTATCCTTTCGGTAGGAGTGGCACACCAAACCGAACCAAAGGACTAACAATTGAACGACACACCAGAAGTATTGCCGTCTGAAGAACCATTCCTACGAGTCAGTGCATCGTCTAACCCACAGAGCGTTGCCTCAGCAATAGCCCACGCTATTTACGATAAGCGTGAAGTCAAGTTGCGTGCAGTAGGCGCAGGAGCAGTAAACCAAGCAGTAAAAGCTATCGCCATTGCCCGTGGATACGTGGCACCTCGCGGCATGGATTTAACTGATAAACCAGGATTTACAACCATTCAATCCCGAGATGGTGAAATTTCTGCAATCGTTTTTCACATTACAGCAAACTAAAACCACCGTATCCTTATACCAACGCAAGGAGTCAAAATGGCTAAATGGACAGACCTAGGTCACGCTATGCGTCGTCGCATGGGCGCCCCATCATCACATCTAGAGGCAGCAGGTAAATCTATGACAAGAAATCACATGACACCAGAAGAAGTAATTGCTTCTGCAGAACATAAGAACAGCGCACGTCGCTATATGAGCATGGATGCAACAAAGGTTAGCAATGTAAGTGGCACACCTCAAACCGGTACACTTATTGGTAAGAAAAATACACAAGCATCTGACCCAACAGCAGGCGGAAAATCAAACCGTAAAAATATTTCTGCTGGAAATGCTGCTCAATCTGAACGTATGGGCGCTAAGTTTCGTGTTACTGCATCTATCCCAAGTGTTGCACCTGAAGCAGGTCCAACTATGGCAAATGCAAAGACTGTCCCATCAGTTATGGGTCAATCAGGTAACTTTGATACAGGTATGAATTCAGCACGATAATGGCTGATACAAAATACAACGACTACGGGACGCCGCATCTTGACCATTCTCAGGTTGATTTGCCAATGTCATTAAGTAGTAAGACAAACACTACCGACAAAAAGAACACCGCATGGAAAAGTTCTGGCGGAGTGTTGTCTGCGCAAAATTTTGGAACAGTTAGAAACTTTGAAGATAAGGCGCCTACACAGGCGCCCGAGTCTGACAAAGGAGCTAGTTTCGGAGGAGCTTAATCTTCGTTTTCAGGAGTAAGCCCATGGAGGGCGCAATGTTCCTCGTAACGTTTATCAATTAAATCGTCATCAGTTGTAGGTTCACCAATACGCCCATTACAAAGCTCACATTCTAAAACCCAGATTGTCGGGTTGTAATCTATGGCAAAAACATTAGCTGACATTTGAACTCCTTTACACAGACATTTAGCTCGTTAAGAAGGAAAATAGTAACATGAGTACTAGACCTGGTCAGCCACCCGAAGGGTTACGAGATGCCATTAAAGGCATGCCTTCGTACTCTAAGGAAGAAGTAAAGGTTTTAGCAGGAAACCCTGGCGGAGCTCAAGATTTTATTGACTCTACTCGCCAACATGGTGGCGCAACAATGAACCTTACAACTGGAAAAGTTGCTCAATACGGGGATAAAGTTCACTTAGTTGGTAAAGAACCGTCTAAATTAAGCGGTCACCCAGTACGTACTGAATTTGAAAGCGTTGGAGATTCACACCCTTCTTTAAGTGCCAAACAATTTGCGTCGCATTTTGTGCGTTTAAAAGAACATGCAGCAGATGATAAAGCAAGTATGGGAAGTTGGGTAGATAACAAAAGTAAGAAATCTCGCGCAAAGGGTGTTCAAATTGATTTGTCAACTGGGCATAAATACAAGCGTAGTGCTGAGAAAAAGATGATTGCTCGCAATGAAGACGCTATCTTTAGCATGACTAATATGCGCAATACTTACAATGAAGCAGCTCGTAAACGTCACGGCATTACCGAACCTCGTCCTCCAAAGGAAAACTAATGGCAGGCGGTCCTAATAACTTTTCTCCACAGCAAAACTGGCAGTCACTTGGTGGCAACGGTTTATACGGGTACAACAACCAAGGTGGTGCAGGAACTCCTGTAGCACGTGACAGCATGGATGCGTCACGTATTGGTGTAGGGCGAATTCCTTCTGCCGAATATCCTGATGGATATCTTGGTACTATCCGCTCACGTCGTGATGACCGTTTGTTGGATAGTATCAAGAACCGCGTTAATCAAAAAGCATACCAACGTGGCGTACACAAAGGTGAGCGCATTGAGCCATCTATGTACTTCTGGCCTATGGGTATGACTGATATGTCAGGTATTGAACGACAAATGAAAGCAACCTATGTCAATATCAATGGTGTAAACGTATTCCAAACAATGCGTAACGCACCAGAGGTTAGTTTAGTTCCTGCCCCACACTTGGTTAACGATGGCAAAGCAAACACTATTGCTACAGAGCCAGGACAAATTAATGAGCGCCGTCAAGCGATGCTTGCATACTTGAAACCAGCGTGGCGATAATGACACAAAAATTTGATGGAGTTTATGACCACACCAAGCCATGGCGAGCACCCGTACAACCTGACCAAGTTGCAAAACGCTGGTCGTACTTGGGCCCATGGGCAACCAACATGGAGCGCCTAACACAACAGGCTCTGATGGTTGCTACTATTCCTGGAAAAGATATCCAAGCAATGGTACGACCACCGCTTCCACAGATTCAATTATTTCCAGCACGCTACGGTTATGGAGACCGACGTTCTCCCGGAATTGATGACATAGTAACAATTGACCGCCAATACCATGAGCCAAGAATTTCTTGGTTCTCTGGTAGCCCAGCAGGGTATGGCGGAACAGCACGCAACGATATTGGGGGCATCTAATGTTTGATGGTGATGGCGCAGAAATGATGGAGTTACAGGCAGGCAAAATTGCCGAAAATGCAACTCAGTATAAGGGTTCACATCCTTGCCCAACATGTGGTGTAATCCTTAATCCAGTAGAAGCCCTCTACAGCAAGGGTATGTGTCAGAAGTGTTACTCTCAAAAAATGTCTGACCGTGTAAAGCGGAAGATGGTTTAATCATGCCACGTAAAAAGAAAGCACCTGTTCCTGCAGTTGTACGTAACCCCAAAACTGGTCGTGCAGAGAAGCCAGCTACTCAAGCCCCCGGTCCTACTACTGGATTACCTGCTTTTGTTAAGCCAAAAGAAAAACCTCAACTTAAATCCTCTTTAAAGAAGACACGCACAGGAAAGAAAATTTCTGGAGGAAAAGTAGCAGTACCAGCAGTTAAGATTGACCCAGAGACAAAACGACTCCGTGCTACAACTGAAGCAGAGAAGACTGAGGCAAGAACCACTGTTCTTCCAGATGCGCCTATTCCACAAGAGGCAAGACCACAAGGTGTTATGGGTATGGGAGCAGCCCCAATCCGTAAGGGAGCATCCTCTGGAAGTTACCCCCACATTAAGGCAGCGGTAGACGCAGCTCGTACACACTTATCAGCCATGGCACAAAACCCTATTGGTTCTTCAGAACACCATGCAGCACACGAAGCCTTTAATGCTATCCATGCCAACATTGGAAAAATGTCTCCAGAGCTTCACACCACTTTAGGACAGGCAAAGCATTTTGTAACTAACCCTGGAAAGGGAAGTAATGAGCTGTTAGCCATGACCCATAAAGCAATAAATACTAGACTTAACATCATCAAGGCAGCCCACGAGGAGAATATCCGCCGTGCTGACGAAGGTCGCAATAAGAAAGCAGGAAACTAATGGCAGTTAACTCATCCCGCTCAATGAATAAATCATTGAATGAAGGCTCAACAGACGGCAAGTACCGCAAGGCTCGCCCAGATACTGAAGTTATCCCAGGCAATGGTGACGAAGCAACGCTTGATAACCGCCAATCATTACAGCCTTTCTATGGTTATGGTTTTATTACTTCTGAGTTTCCAAACAAAGTAAACCCAGGTAAGTAATCATGGCTAAAAGAACTTCAAATACAAATGCTGGACCTCTAATCCAGGGACGTGAAGAATTTAAAGGCTCAAATATGCAAGGCGTTAAAGGCGCACCATCTTCACATGGTTGGTTATCTGGCACACAGTTTTCAAAGCAACTTTCCGATGTAGCAAACACTACTGATTACCACGTTAAGTCTTACAACACACCTATTGCCGTACACCACGAAGGTGGTTGGACTTATCCAGACGTTTCTCACAGCCCATCAACTGGGCGCCACCAATCCATCGTACGTCAAGCAATTGGCGTGAAGAGTGAGCGAGACAAGAAGATGGAAGCACGTGCTGCAAAGCGCAAGGCAAAGTCAGACTCAAAAGAGCAGGAACTCTGGAACAAATAATCTGTTAAGATAATCGGACTACTACTAGGAGCACAATGAGTAACGTACCTATTTTGGGCGAAAAAAAGATGGACAACGAACCAATGTTTCGGTTGTTGTACTGCCTTGTTTGTCAATCATTAGATGAACTTCCTCCTTATGACGGAGTTCCAGAACAAGACCATTTGCTTGCCATTGCTTGCGAAGCACATGTTTTCCCTTCTGGAGAACCGCATAAAGGAAAACTGTATGTTCTTCCATTACGAGCATGGGCAAAAACTGAATCTAAAAAAGAAATTATTCGTCAGGTTAAAGGCGGAGGTTCTGCAGGTCTTGCAGAGATTGATGACACTTTTTATGAGTCTCGTTCTACATTTATGGAGGGGGCTATGGAGTGTTACAAGCGCCATAACAAACCTGCAGATGGATGTTCAGACTGGCGCATTAAAGAAAAACTTCTTGTACCAAACACAGTAAAAGAACGTAAAGCAGAAGGTATGGCAAAGTATACGGAAGAATCTGGTCCAAAAACTTACCTATGTGACTTCTGTCCAGTAGCAATCGGCGTAGCCCAACGAAAAAGAAAGTTGATGGGAATAGAATGAGCGAAGAGATTAAAGCAAAGTCAGCATTTACCGTAGTAATAAACCCTGATGGAAGTTTTTTAACACAGCCCGCAGAGGCTGGAGAGTATGTAGAGCTTACCGCCACTACTTTTGATATCTACCGTGCCTGTAAAGAAATCTCTACAGAAATTGAAAATCAAATATTAGCTGACAGGGTTGCTAAAACAGTTATTGCTGCTTTACAGCCTACAGATGCCGCTACCGAGAATAAAGCAAAGATAATTGACGCTTTAAGCGATAGAGGCATCGTACCGCCCGTAAACTAGGGCTATGTTTAGAAACTTAGGAAGTAACTCAAACCCTATACACGTGCAGGGTACGGCTACTTCCTATTTTTCTGCCCCAGAAAAAGAGTTAGACCCAAAGTTATTTGATGGAACAACACTAAAGGGTTGGGTACGCAACGGCATTTTGCAGTTGTTATTTGGGTTTCTCAACGAACAATACCGTCACCCAGATTTGTGGGCACATGTATGGATTGCTGGCTCTGGGGTTTCTTACCAATGGTCTGCAGCACGTGAACCCGGTGATTTAGATGTTCTTATAGGCGTTAACTATATTCAATTTCGCAAAGCACATCCAGAGTTTAACGGGCTTGGCGATGTAGAGATTAGTCGTATGTTAAACGAAGATTTCCGCAACCATTTACAACCAGAAACAGAGAACTGGAATGGGTTTGAAGTTACTTTCTATGTAAACCCAGGTGCTACAGACATTCGTACTATTAACCCTTATGCAGCATACGACTTGACCCATAACGAATGGACAGTGCACCCTGCACAATCCACAGCACCTGAAAACCGTGTGTGGGATGAAGTAGCAAAGCGTGATTTATCACGAGCAATGGATGTGGTTACACGTTACACCAGTGCTCTAACCGAGGTTCAAAGCGCACAAAATGATGCAGCACGTCGTAATGCTGAAACAAGGTTGCACACAGCAATGATACAAGGCTCAGCAATGTACGAAGACATTCATGGAGCACGTAAGTTTGCATTTCGCCCTGAAGGTGAGGGTTATTCTGATTTTTATAACTATAGATGGCAGGCTGGAAAGAAGTACGGAACCGTACCTGCCCTACGAAAGATGTCTGAGTACTGGTCAGCATACAAAGCGCAACAAGCTGACGAAACCTACGGCGTTGAACTGCCAGATACTCAGACCCTAATTAGAAGAGCAGCAACATACCGAGCAAAGGGATAAATGAACATACTCGTATCACTAGACGGCGTACTAAGTTCGGATTCTGGAGAACCAATCCGTGCAGGAGTGGCGCTTTACTACGCCCTAAATATCAATAACCGTGTAGCAATCATGACTTCTCGCCATACAGAAGACGCCAAACACTGGTTACAATCGCACGGAATAATTAACTATGACGATTTGATTGATTCTTCTTTTGCATTGGAAGGTGAAGACCTAAAGAAGAGACAGTTTGTTATGTCTCGTTCAAGGGCCCCTATTGAGATGTATGTAGATGCTGACCCTGCAATGTGTGCTTGGGTCTTTGAAGAACAACACATTCCTGCGGTTTTATTTGCTCATCCCGGGTTTGCTGCTGTGGAGAACCGACCAGATGCCCCAAAGAAAGTACGACGCTGGTCAGATATTGAAGCATCAATTAACCGTGTAAACATTTCACGCTCAGAACAGGCGCAGAAACCAAAAGAAGCAGAACTCTGGTCTGACTAATGCGTATCATCTTTAGCGGAGCTGAAGTTGGGTCAAACCGCAATCTTCTTTTTGGTCAAAAAGTTGAGTCAATGGGACTCAACTATTGGACTTTGCGTAAAAGAGGGTTGCCTACTACCAAAAGATGGCTAATCAGTGAGCACTATGATGCAGCTACGAAGGTATACATTGAGTCCGGCGCAGCTCAAGCTGACAAGGCAGGGCTTTCAAAAGAAGAGTTAACTTCTTTAGCAGCCGATTATCAAGAGTTCCTGGTTGATAACAGCGAACGAGCTGAAGCCTATATGGAGTTTGATTCCCTGGTGTTAGGTAAAGATTGGGTAGAAGCCCAGCGTCCTTTTTACGAGCATGACCCTAAGTTCTGGGTAGTTTGGCATGAAGAGTATGGGCTACCAGCCCTTAAAGCCATGTCTCAAACCTACAAAAATGTAGTTCTACCCAACGACGAAGTAGAGTCTGTAACGAGCCTAGCAGCCCTTACAAGGGGGTATCAGCGCCAGTTTGGAACTGCTTACCACGCCCTTGCTTGCGCCAAACCAGACAACATAAGACAGGTACCATTTAGTACTGCCAGCACATTGTCATGGCTTTCCCCCATGCGCAGAGGTGAGACTATCGTGTGGGATGGCACCCAAATCAAACGTTACCCAAAGAAGATGAAAGCCCAAGCAAGACCCCGTTACAAGAACATTGTTGAGAAAGCAGGGCTAGACTATTTAGGGTTTAGCCAAGATAACACCCTAGAAGCAACTAGAGTTGCCATCTGGTCATACCTACAGTTAGAGGCATCAATGGACAAGAAATCACCTAACTTCCACATTATTGATGGGGGTAAAGAACCCTTAGTATCTGATAATAACGACACCCTGTATACCGGGTTAGGTATGGAACTAGGGGGGTACTCTTCTGATAACAGTGCTCCTGAAGTGCGGAAAGATTTAATAGAAAGAGACGCTTCAGAGATTCAAAACTTACCTGTATTTGGGTACAAAATGAAGACCGTTGTTGAGACTGACGACAACGGCAAAGACATTTTGATGGACATTCCTGTAGTTCAAACTCAGCAATCTTCTTTAAGACAATGCGACACATGCTTTGTTGCCGCCAACTGCCCAGCCTTCAAACCTTCAAACACCTGTGCTTTCAACTTGCCAATTGAGGTTAAGACAAAAGAACAGTTAAAGGCTTTGATGACTTCAATGATTGAAATGCAGGGGCAAAGAGTGGCTTTTATGCGTTTTGCTGAAGAAATGAACGGTGGATACGCAGACCCTAATGTATCTCAAGAAGTTGACCGCCTAATTAAAATGGTTAAAGAAGTTAACGACATGGCATCGGATAAAGAGTTTGTTCAGATTACAGCAAGCCGCCAATCTTCAGGCGGAGTTCTTTCTGCCATCTTCGGTGACAAAGCTCAAGCTCTAAGAGAGTTACCTGAAGCCCTTAAAGAAGATACAGTAACCAGAATCATCCAGTCATCCATAGAAGACTGATATCTGATAACAGCAGTGTGTGGTGAACGAAACGTGGTTCACCCTGTATTTTGGCAAGAAGCAGTAAACCAAGTTAACAAGTGCGTGGTAGGTTTCGCTACGGCACAATAGGGTTCCCTATTGAGGGGTATTTACACTTTAGTAGAAATGGTAGTAAAAATGGGTTTGTTTTCTTTTGAATTAGCCAATGAGTTTGTCTCCGCTTACAAGGAGAAGAAACCACCTTTTGGTTACAGAGACGCTGCAGGGAACTCGGTTGGAGAGATTACTTTTCTTCGTACCTATTCACGCCTAAAGGCAGATGGTACTAAAGAGACTTGGGTAGAGGTATGCCAGAGGGTAATCAATGGCATGTACTCTTTACAGAAAGACCATGCTAAAATTAACCGCTTGCCTTGGTCTGATGCTAAAGCAGCAGCCTCGGCTAAAGAAGCTTTTGACCGTCTTTTTAACTTAAAGTGGACTCCACCCGGACGTGGGCTTTGGGTTATGGGAACACCGCTAGTCAATGAACAGCGGAACTCTGCTGCCTTACAAAACTGTGCCTTTGTATCTACAGGTTCAATGACAAAAACAGACCCAGCAAAACCATTTGCCTTCCTTATGGAAGCATCCATGCTTGGAGTAGGAGTTGGCTTTGATGACAAAGGAGCCGACAAAGACTTCACAATCTACGAGCCGAAGGACACCTATGACTACACAATCCCCGATACCCGAGAAGGCTGGGTTGAATCCACAGCGTGCCTCCTCAATTCTTACCTCAAGCCAGATACGAAGGCTCCACTATTTGGCTACCAAGAAATCCGCCCAGCAGGTGTCCCAATCAAAACTTTTGGCGGAACCGCAGCGGGACACGAACCCCTAAAGAAGTTACACGACCATATTGTCTCTATGTTTACCGGTAGAGCTGGAGAGAAGTTAACTCGCAGAGACTTGGCTGACATTGGCAACATGATTGGTGTTTGTGTGGTTTCAGGCAATGTACGCCGAAGTGCTGAACTTCTTATGGGACGTATTGATGACCAGAACTTTTTAGACCTAAAGAACTATGACAAGAATCCTGACCGCATGGCCTATGGTTGGATGTCTAACAACTCTGTAGAGGTATCTGTGGGTCAAGACTTCTCTGCAATCATTGATGGAATCATCCGTAATGGTGAGCCAGGAGTTATCTGGATGGATGTTACTCGCAAGTATGGTCGCCTATGTGACCCTGAAAACAACAAGGACTGGCGTGTAGCAGGTTACAATCCCTGTGCTGAACAATCTCTTGAATCTTATGAGTGCTGTACTTTGGTTGAGACTTACCTAAATAGACATGATTCTTTAGAGGATTTCAAAAGAACATTAAAGTTTGCTTACCTATATGCCAAGACTGTAACTCTCATTCCAACTCATTGGCAAGAGACTAATGCAATTATGCAACGCAACCGTCGTATCGGTACTTCTGTATCAGGTGTGGCTAACTTTGCAGACAATAAAGGTTGGTCAGAACTTCGTATATGGATGAAGGAAGGTTACAACTCCATCAAGAACCATGATACCAACTACTCAGAATGGCTTGGTATTCGTGAATCCATCAAGATGACAACTGTTAAGCCATCAGGCACAGTATCTATTCTTGCTGGTGAGTCTCCGGGAGTTCACTGGGCTTCAGGTGGAAAGTTCTTTAACAGAGCAATTCGTTTTTCAAACAACGACCCAATGCTTCCTCTATTCAAGATGGCTAACTACACGGTAGAACCAGCGTCAGAATCGCCTGAAACTACTAGTGTTGTTTTCTTTCCTGTAAAGACCGATGCCAAAAGAGCCGAAAAAGAAGTTTCAATTTATGAAAAAGTTGCTCTTGCAGCTACAGCTCAGAAGTATTGGTCCGATAACTCTGTGTCTGTAACCGTTACTTTTGACGCTGATAAAGAAGCAAGTTCTATTGCACCAGCTTTGCATATGCACGACGGTGACCTAAAGACGATTAGTTTTCTTCCTATGGGCAACCAGGTATACCCACAGATGCCTTACACACAAATTACTGAGCAGGAATATGAGGACGCAACTATGAAGTTGTTTCCAATTGACCTTTCAGGCGTGTATGCAGGTATGGCTTCTGACGCTATTGGTGAGGCTTACTGCACTACTGATGCTTGTGAAGTTAAGTTAATTAAAGACAATCAATAAGTTCTAAAGAAGAAAGCCCCCTAACCGTTATGGTTAGGGGGCTTTCTTTATGCACCTGCTTTTGCTATGGCTTTGACTATTGCACTTCGGGAAACTTTGACATCCAGTATTTGACTACCTTTGTCTTAATTCCTTTCCATGCACTCCAGTCATTTCCGCCATCGCTCATGTGATAAGCGATTTTGGCATTTACCACAGGGTTGAACAGTTCAGCATTAGAGGCCAAATTGAACTTATCCCGTCTATCAGCACCCATTGAACCAAGCATATTTACTTGGAATAGACCGTAGGAGTTATCCCCAGTCTTGCGATTACCATTGTGGTTTAGAGGGTTACCATGTGATTCTTTCTTGGCAATAGCCCATGCTTCTTTAAGGTCTTGACCTTTGAAGCCTACTGCGCTGAGCAGTTCTACCAACTCTTTGTCGGTTAGGCTATCGGCATTTTCGTACTTGGTTAAAGTACGAGCCTGTATTTTCTTTTCTACTGCTAGTGCTTCGGCTTTTGTAGGGCTACAGGCTTGTGGAAGACCCACAATGCCATTAAGCACCACAAACACTCCTGTAAAGAACGTTCCGAAGACTATCTTTCCTTTTGTTGTTAGTTTCATAATCACTCCAAATAGTCATTAACAACCTCGGCTGCCTTTGACTGCTGGTGACGAATACGGTGCAGATACCTCTCCGTCGTTACGATTGACTGATGACCTAACCGCTCTTTGACCTCATGCACATCTACTCCGTTCTTTAACAACTGAGTAGCGTTAGCATGCCTAAGGTCGTGAGTGGTTGGATACCAACCAATCCCTGACTTGTTGATGGCTTCGTTCCAAATGGCTCGCCATTTGCCACGAGGTAGATGGCTTTCACTAAGGCTTTTGCTATGGCTTCTGCTAATGCTTTCGCTATTGCTTCTGCTAAGGCTTTCCCTTTTGCTAAGGCTTTCTACTTTGCCCTTTCCCTTGTCCTTTCTATAGTGACTACGGTATTCCTTTACCGCTTGCTTACATGCTTCACACCGACAACCGCCCACATTGTATGAATACGCTGTTGCGTGTTGGAATGTTCTGCTTCCAACGGTGTAAGGCTTCCCTACGCTTGTCGTAGGGCTTCCTATTTTACTAGGCTTCTCAATTAACTGCTTTGAGAAGACTAATGCTTCTTTTGATAGGTCTTTTGTCTTTACAAAGGCTTTTATTTCTGCTACGAGTTTCTGAGATAGGACTACAGTTCTTTTGTTGCCGTTCTTGGTAGCAGGCACTACTAGGAATCTTTGCACCTCGGAATGATATTTATACCCTACATCACTAACAGTTCGTCTTACATAGACTTCTTTTGATTGAAAGTTAAAATCTTTTACTCTTAGTTCTGTTGCTTCCCCATATCGGCAGCCAGAAGCAATGAGGAAACGAGCCAAAAGACGACTGCCCTCTGTTGGAAGTTCTTTTAGAATCTTTTGGAAGTCTTCTGGCTCTAGCGTGTAAGTAGGGTCGGGCTTTGGTACGGCTATCTTTATGCGGTGTGTGGGATTGGTGGCTATCGCTTCATCTTCTATGGCGAGCCTAAAGAGAGAACCTAAAGAAGTCTTTAAGTGTGAGAGAGTGCTTGGACTTAACCCTTTGCTTGCTAGGGTATCTAGTAATGCTTTAATATCTTTCTTGGTAATGGCGGAGATGCGCCGAGTACCTAAAGAAGGTTGAGCATACTTCTTTAACAGGGTTAAGTAAGTTTTGCGGGTGATTACACGAATCTCTGTGTTGTTCGTAAGTTGTTCAAGATAATTGTTGAATGTCTTTTGATTTTCGGGCATTAGATTAAACTCACCTTCTTCGGCAAGTAATCCAGCGTTGAGTGCTTTAGCCCTAGAGTTGAAAGTTCCTACCGATTTGACTTTTCCATCTTTTCGGTAATAGGCGGTAAATCTGCCATTTCTTGCTACTGTGTAAGCCATGCTGCCAGCCTACCAGCAAGTAACATATAGAACAAAAAAAGGGGAACAGATTGCCATTTGGCAACCTGTTCCCCTTTAGTTTATTTTATTTGTGTATCTTCTTTTGCAAGCCTATGCAACCAAGTATTGCGTTCAGCGTGTGTTTTCTTGCGGCGGTGATTGGAGCACAACACTACACACTTAGCAAGTTCCTTCTTTAGCAGGTGCATACTTACACCTTTGGCTACGCCGTTGCTAATGTCAAACTTCTTTGAGTGTGCTATTTGTAGTTTCCCGTCGTTGTGCTTGGCTAGTTAAATGCCACTTACCACAGATATTGCACTTGTAAGTAGCGCATGGCTTTTTTCTGTTGTTATTGAGCCAATGGTTTTTCCATATTAAGTTCATGGCTCGTTCGGCTTTATAGCGTGTTAAGTACGCAGTCTTTTCTCCGCACTTCATTTACCTATTGTCTTTTGGACACAGTTAAAGCAGAGCCACATCACCATTTCTTGATTGCTGTGTATCTCTCTGCCATTTGCTCGGATACCTTCTTGCCCGCAGTCGTCACATACCCATAGTTCATCTGCGCTTGTGAGTCTGCGAATAGATAGTTCTCCCATTATTTATCTCCTAAGAATTGTGTTCCGTCTTTTAGTGTTCGTATTACTCTTTCATCTCGTAGTGCTACTTGAAGGATACGAACCTTCTTTTGTAGTTGAATGTTCTCTTTCCAAAATAATCCCATTACAGATAAAGAACTTAGTAATGCGAGTATGATTGCTGTCATTGTTCCTGTGTCTAGTGTCATTCTTTATTTTCCTTTTCTATTAGTTCTTTAACGCTTGCATAGGTATTTGCACATAGATAGCAAATCTTTTCTGTTGGTACTCCTAACATAAAAGCGTCTACTCCTGACCATACTACTTCTCTTGAATCACATAACTTACAGTTCATTCTTCTTTACCCTTCCCATAGTTCTTGCTCTTGGTTGTTGTTGTTTTGTTCTGCTTCTACACATCTTTCTACCCATGCTCGGGTTTTGTATCTTCTTTTATCTTTAGTGACCCATTGTGCGCCGTCACTTATTTGCCAAAACCAACCCTTATCATCTTTAGCGATAAGGAATTGGCTATCTTCTGTTAGATACTGCCCCTTAGTTACTCTACGCAACTTCATAGGTTGGTTCGGCTGTATCTTCATTTGGTTCTCCTTCCCATAGTTGTTTGTTTGTTTCTTCTTCTTGCTCTATGCACTCAGCACATAGTTCTTTTGTGCCTTCTCCGTTGCATGGTATGTCTTCGTAACAATCGTTACAGTTGTGGTGGTCACCGAGTAGATACTCTCTCCTTTCGCACCCTGCGTCCGATAGGTCACCGCCGTCCGTACTAACTTCTTTTCCTTTACTGTATTCATGTTCCCCCCAATAATCAGAACCGCCTTCATAGTAGGTATAAGTCAAAAGAAGTTTCTTATGTTCTTTTGCTAGTTGTGTAACTACATCAACAATCGGTGACCACGCTGTGTCAAAGTAATACACCACGCTTCCATTTTCCCACTCGCTATCATCTCTTTGTACGGCGTTGCAATCCCATTTGCTTCCCCAGTTACTTGTATTCCAACTGTACCAATCGTTGTCAGCGATAGTAGGTCTTGGAATGACTCTGTGGCAAGAGAACGGGCTTGCGTAGTGTTCGCTTGTTTCTTCACTCTTTGTGATTTCAACTTGCTTCATCAACTTGTTAATGTCTTTTGCTTTACCTTTGATAGTTAAAGTATTTTGACACCAATTAGGCATTTTCTTCTTCCTTCTTTCTGTGAGTTAGTTGTCGGTATGTTCCTGATTTTCCTGTTGTTGTTGTGTATCCGTACCGCACAAGCCTAAAGAGAATTGCGCTATGACTTATGCCCAGTTCTTTTGCAAGACGATAACCAGATACACCGCTTTCCATAGTGTCATAAAGAAGTTTCGTGTATTCCTCTGCTTCTTTACGATTGGCTTTACCTTTGCCTCTTACTAAAAAGGCTTTTGGTTGAAGTTCTTTTAGTTGCGCCAATACATCAGCAGAAGGTAAGACTTTTATTACTTTGTCTTTATAGATTTCTACCATAGGCACTTCGGGTACAGGTAAGTGTTGAACCTTTGCTAAGTATTCGCCTGTATGTTCTTCTGCACCATAAAGACGAATAGACTCTCTTGTTACATTAAGTTCTGTTGCTATGGATTGCAGAGTCCAGCCAGCCTTACGCAATACGCTTGCATACGCTTTGCGCTCTTTAAGTGGCAAACTTCTTAACGCTTCCCCAACTTCTTTAGGAAGATTTAAGTCTGTCTTTTTTACTTTGCTTGCTACCAGCACCCGTTCTTTTTGCATTTCGGGCTTATTGTTGTGGTTCAACTTTTACTCCTTTGTTGATTAGGTTGGTTAGTCGGTCTTGTAGTTTCACAACTTCTTTTGCAAACGATTCTCTTGCGTAGTTGTGGTACTCATCAGGGATTTGGTCTAGGGTTTCTTTGTCTAGTTTGTAAAACTGCGTATCTCTAAACCTTAAACCGCCGTCTTTCTTAAAGCCCCGTACTTGTATTGCATGAAGGAATACTTCTCCCTCATTGTTGCCGTAACCTGTCTGATAGATAAGCCTCTCTAAACGATACTTAGAGATAACGCCCGTCTTCTTTTGTGAGTAAGAGTGGTTAGACCACACTCCCTCTGTTTCTTCAATGCTAATAATGATTTGTTCTGTGTCTGCAAGAGTCACATAACAATTCACCGATAGGTTGCTACTTAGATTTACTTTTGTTTCTGTGTTGATTTCTAGTGCTGTTGTCATTTTGTTACCCCCATAGTTCTTTCTCTAGGTTGTTGTCGGATAGTCTTTTTATCATTTCGTTTTTTACTGCTTGATAGACTTCTTTATCATTTGCTCTTGTTGCTTTGGAATAAACAGAAAGAAAGCAAACTAAATCGTCATGGTCTAACGACTCAATAAACTTAATCGTCTTTTGAGGTAGCACTCTCTTCTCCTTCTGTATCCCACAGGTCTTTGTCTAATAGTTCT